TAAGGAATGATATAGTACAAAATAACGGTACACTAGTAGAGAGTATCAGAATCAATGCTAAAGTAACAGGATTTGGCAGCTTAGAGATTGAGATAATAGCCATGTATTACTTTATCTTTTTGAATAATGGAGCTCACTTATGGAATGATGGAGTAATTACTCCTAGAGATTGGGTAAATACTTTTACTAGAGAGCTAGCAGCTGCAGGTATCACTAATGAAATCTATGCTCAATATGTAGAATGGATATCTAAGAACTATCCTATCTTAGAGGTAGCTGATATATTACAAAGTGATCAGAGATTGACATATACATTCTATGCACTAGATCCTCCTGCAGGATTCAGTCAAGGATTCCCTCTACTAGTCTAAAGTTTTTTTCATTCCTAAGATATTAAAGACTAACACTACAGGCATATTTAGGATATCATTGAACTTGCTTAGGTCATCATTGCATAGAGCCATGATAGTAGATTCCCATGCAAACTTTTGCCTCTGCTGTTCTTTCTTCTGCTCTTTAATCTCATCAGCATCCTCAAGCACCTCGTCATCAGTCACTACATCTGATAGTAGATTAGTATAGGTATTGGTAAAGTTTTCTCTGAATTTTATATACTCAGGGATAAGACCATAAACATCAGTGATAGGATAATCTAAATACCAATCTAATCTATCTCTAGGGCTATACTCATAAGGCTCAATGATGTCATCACCATAAACATTCTTAGATGTCCTCCTGTAGAGTAATGCTAAGATGTGACAGAAGTGATCTAGGTAGTTATTAGAGAAGTAATGCTCTAGGTCTATAAACTCACCTAGTGATAGTTTAGAATAAGGCTTAAGCACATAGTTATCTATCTTATTCTTATACCTCCTAGATGGCTCAGACTGTATCCATTTAATCTCCTTAGCTAATTCCCCTAGCTCATCTATATCTAGGTCCTCAAAGTCAGAGATATTGCTATCTGTTAAAGCAGAAAGTACATCAATCTGATAGTTGAACATTCCATCCTCACTGCTCAGACTCCTCAGCTCCAGGAACTGCTCCACTGATATCTGATTCCAATTCTTTGGTAGTTTGTGATTGTGCATGGCTAGTAATTTTGTTAGTTACAAAGGTAAGGTAAGGGATAGATATATCTGCTTTGAGCTTGCTGAATAGTTTAGCTTTGTGTTTAAGATGTGCAGGATCATAATGCTCTGCATTAGTCAAGTCAGTTCGTTTAAACATCAGAGCCATAATGTCTGATATATATTCTTTATTATCTTTCTTAACAATCTTTTCAACAATCCTAGAATCTTTCACTGAGAGCTTCATCTCAGCCTTATAAGTATATCCCTCTAGCTCTATCTCTTCTACTGTATCTTTATGAGTATAGTTATTATTATTAAACTCTTTAACATTAGCTAAGAACAGGTCAAAGTCTACATCCATCTCATCCTCTGTAATGCCTAAGTACTCAAAGACTTTACAATGTTTCTCAAGAGTATCATACTCATCACTGTTATGGATAGCAGATATCTTTTGGAACTGCTCTAGTGTTAATTCATCCATCTTAGATGGGATTTCTTTGCCGAATAATTCTATCATAGTTTCTAATTTTTGAACAAATATAAAAAAAATATAATATAGTTATGACAAAAGATATACCAATCTATAAAATTACTATAGATCCTGAGTATTCAGATGGTGAAGAGTTAGGGATTGAGCAGATAGCTTTTACCTCTACTCCTGCTATTGTTACTAAAGGGATGGCATTTGATGAACACAAAAAATTGTTTTTCTCAGATGACCTAAAGTATAGAGTAGTAGCTCCTGCCATGATACCTATGGAGATATATAGGAATGATGAGAATGATGAAGAGTACTATGTACAATTTACAGCTGAGACTATTGAGCAGATTCATTCTAAATTCATGCAGGACCTATCTAATAGGAATGTCTTTAACCTAGAGCATGATACTGATAAGACAGTTCCTGCTTATGTACTTGAGGCATGGATAGTAGAAGATCCTAAGAAAGATAAAGCCTACTCAAGCTATGGTATTGAAGTACCTAAAGGCACATTAATGGTAACAGCTCAGGTAACTGATAAAGAGTACTATAATGAGCTAGTAAAGAATGAGCAGATAGGATTCTCTATTGAGGGATTTCTAGGCTTAAAACTAAGTAATCAAATAATAAATAAATATAGTATGAACAAATTACCTGATGGAGAACATCTAATCGAAGGTAAAATCTATGTCGTAGTAGACGGTGAGATTACTGAGATAAAAGATGCACCTGTTGTTGAAGAAAAAGCAATGACAGAAGAGATTGCACTAGAGACAGTAGTAGAAGAGGAAGTAGTTACAGAGACACCTGCCACAGAAGAGATGGCTATTGATCCTGCTGCTGATGCTGAAGCTATCCTGGCTATAGTACAACCTGTAATTGATGAGCAAATCAATGCTATTATAGCAATGATAGCTGATTTAAGAAATCACATGGAGGAAATGATGGCTGAAGATGTTGCTACTGAGGAAGTAGTAGCTACTAAATTATCACAGCATGATAAGTTCAGTATGGTAAGTAAATTTTTAAACAATAATAACTAAATAAAAAACAAAAAAAATGAGTAGAAAATTAAGATTCAACTTGGACATTGATGCATCTGCATTATTACAAGCAAACAGTGAGGCTTTTTATAGCCGAGCTTATTTAAACGAGGAAGTAGTAGACAACTATCGTACACTACCAGGAGTAAAGTATAAGACTAAAATTTCAAATGTAGTATTTGGTCAAGTTTTACAAGAGGAGAACTGTGGATGGAATGCTAGTACTGATGACCTTGCATCTGTAGAGATTGATGTATGTGGTTTATCTGCAATGGCACAAATTTGTCAATTTGACCTAGAGCAGTCTTTTGTATCTTTACAAATGACTAAAGGATCTAATGGTGATTTCACTGTTGCATCTTTTATGGATTACTATTGGAATGAGATGTCTAAGACTATTGCTGAGAATGTAGAGAAGTTACGTTGGTCAGGTGATACTGCATCAGGTACTGCTGCACTAGCTTTATGTGATGGATATAAGAAGTCTTTAGTAGCTGATGCTGCTAATGTAATTGAGATATCAGCTCCTGTAGCTATCACACCATCTAATGTACTTGCTAAATTAGCTCTAGTATATGCTGCAATTCCTGCTGCTGTTATTGCTAATCAAGAGGAGTTAAGATTGTATGTATCTTCTCCTGTAGCTACTGCTTATCGTGCTGCTGTTGCTGCATCAAACACTCAAGCTAACTTAACACAAGCATTAGACTTTACTTACTTAGGAATTAAGATGGTATTATGTCCTGGAATGCTTGGTTTATCTACAATCGTAGCTTCACCTCGAAATAATTTTATATATGCATTTGATGCAGAGGGAGATGGTAAAGCATTACGAGCTATCAATTTAGCTGATACTATTGCTGAGCCTGTAATCAGAACTCGTGCTAATATGAAAGTAGGATTTACTCATGTTAATGGTAATGAGATTGTATTCTACAACTCTGCATCTTAATAAACTAATTTATAAATCTAAGGGAGTGCAAGCTCCCTTTACTTAAAACTTATATTATGCCTTTAGGATGCGATGCATTAGAAACAATAACAAAATCCTGTGACAACAACACAGGTGGTATTAGAAAAATATGGTTAAATGATCAGGAGAATATCACTACTGATCCTGTTGTTGCAGTAAATGGTGAGGTAATTACATTAGCTTCATCTGTAAATTATACTGAATTTGAAATCAATAGAAATACAGGTAATTATACTGAAGAGACTGCATCAGACTTAATTAATGGCTCTACATTTGTAACTCAGACTATTACTCTTATGTTTAATAGAAGAGATGCTGCTAAGTCAGAAGCTATTAATATCTTAGCTTCAGGTCAAAGATACTTAAGTGCATTAGTATTAGATGCTAATGGATTGTATTGGTACTTTGAGAACCTACAATTAACTGCTACAGGAGAAGGATCAGGTACAGCTCGTGCTGATGGATCTAAGTACAGTGTTACACTACTTGCTGAAGCTGACCACCTAGCGTGGACAATAACTGAAGCTGCTGTAAATAATAATATTTAACATTAACACCCTAATAATTAAAGCTCTAGTAATACTAGGGCTTTTTTTTTAAACATTTTTTGACCTTAGTATAATATAGTTATATGATATACATTAAAAAAGATGAGGTTAATCAGATTATACTTACACTCACTGAGGTAAGTACACTCCCTAATCCTTATTATTTATTTGTTTTTCAGAATGAAATGG